AAGTTGCGTCTGGAAGAAGACAAACTTGACCTTGCTGAACTTGAGATGCGCCTGAAGGACACCAACGATGCGCGGGTGCGCGAGACGCAGATTGTCACCTCCGACAAGGCACCGCTGCTAAACAAACTCATCACGCCGATTCTGGCGCTTGGTTTGCTTGGCATCACCTTCACGCTCTTTGGCATCGTGCTGTTCCAAGCAAGTCCGATTGACCCTAGCCGCAAGGACATCCTCATCTACATCTTGGGCGTGCTGTCTGCGGTCGCTACGCAGGTTGTCTCGTACTACTTTGGTTCCAGCCAGTCGAGCAAGGACAAGACCGACGCACTTAAGGAGGCCATCAAGTGAGTCTCGTAGCAGAACAGGCGGCGTTCCTGCTGGATGTCGCCAAACTCGTTAACAAAGCAACTGAACTGGGTTTCGTCGTGACGGGCGGTGAACTTGCCCGTACCCCGGAACAGCAAGCCATCTATGTCAAGACGGGCCGCTCCAAGACGATGAACAGCATCCACCTCAAGCGGTGCGCCATCGACTTAAATTTCTTCCGCGACGGCAAACTGACCTACGACATCCCGGCGCTTACTCCGGTCGGTGAGTATTGGCAGAGCCTGAACCCCAAGAACCAATGGGGCGGGTTCTGGAAGTCATTTAAGGATGTGCCGCACTTTGAGCGCAGGGTGTGATGGCGAGGAAGGAATCGAACCTTCATTCACGGAGTCAAAGTCCGTTGTCCGACCGTTAGACGACTCGCCAGCCGTTTACCAAGTGTCTCGGTAGCCTCGGCTGCACGCCCAATTAGGCTTTGGGACGCGGCTCCATTCGTGGTGCCTGCGTAACTTTATGTTGCGGAACCAGTTGACGAACCATCTAACCATAGTGCCTCCACGCTGTAGGACTGTGACGGTGACTTCCAATCTCGCGGCGGGTCGCCCGACAGGTGGCTCGGGTCAACCCAATGCAGTTTGTTGTTGGGGTAGGCGATAAGCGGCCCAGCCTCCAGTCGAATGATGTGGTGGTCTTTGCTCTGGTCGCTGACCTCCGACCATCCCCCGTTGTGCCAGAAGATGCTGAACAGGTAGACCCCCGGCCTCCACACTCCGTCCCTGCCACGGGCGCGGACACGGTGACCCCGCAGAAACTCCATTTCACGCACCTCGGCATGGCGGCTAAACGAGTCCCACCAGCAGGCGAGTTCTAAAGCCATTGGAGGGCATGGCTTCGACACAAGGGCATGGATAGGCACCCTCGCCCATTGCGCCCCACAGGCCGCCATAACGCTAAACATGGGTACTCGGGCGGGTTCGGCGCGAAACCCGAAGATGGTGCAGGGGGTAAACTCCCCGCTGCCCGTCTGGTGGTCATATAGGAATTCGTTGCGGATGTACGCCGGGGTGTACGGCGTGTCTACCATAAAGGTCACAGTAGTCCCTCCCTGTTCAATTGTGCGAGGGTTCGCGCCATGCCTTCAAGGTGCAACAGGCGCACATAGTCCCGGTCGAGGTCGGTATGCGCTCGACGGTCGATAGCATCGTGGCACGCGCTACAGGCCCATGCGCCAAGGATGTCGGGCGACTTCATGCCTATGCCAGATACCCCGGCAAGCCGGTAGTGCGCCAGCACGGTTGTCTCGCTGTTGTGGTTGCACACCTCGGGAATACGCACCATGCAGCCTCGCCCTCGGGCTTCTTTACGCAGTTTCATACGACGGCTCCGGTATCACGATGCCCATATCAAGGCACTTTGTTTCAAGGAACAGCAAGTAATCGCTGAACTCTTGTTTGTCGAGCGCAGAGGAACGCTTGAGCGGTCGCAGGCGTTTCCTGCCAAACCCTTCCAGCGTCTCCCACCCAAAGCACTCACCCAAAAAGTAGTCGTGTAAGTCGTCGCGCTGCCATCCGCGCAATGCCTCGCCACCGCCCTCAAGGATGGACGGGTACACCACGCCCCACAGGAACTTGTTTTGTTGGTTGGTGCGCGGTTTCTTCCACTCCGTAACCTCGACCGCCCATGTTTTGAGCGGGTCAAGGTTAGACACCATCCGCGTTACGACAGATGCCATAGCGTCCGGTCTAGTGCCTCGCGGGAAGATGCGTTTCATCGCTCGGATGCCCTCACCCGTCCAGCCCATTGCTTCCATTCGTAGGCGTATTCGACATTCTGGTATTCATCGAACCACGGGCCACCCTCGGTGAAATGCACGCAGGTCGGGTCAGGAACCTGCGCCCGTGTGTGCCAGCCCTCAAGGTAATTAAAAGTCGGCGGCAACGCACCAATGTGCCGGTCATTCACCCACATGAACCGATGCAGGTACATCCCGGTTTCGCTGTTCACGATTTCGGGTGTCAGCCCACCCATTGACGGATGGCTGCAATTGAACCACATAAACGATGACCAGTTTTTGCGCGGGTATTGGCGCTGTACCTGCCCGTCCATCTTTGTCAGGGATGTGGGTTTGTAGTCGTGCTGGACACACCACACTGCAACATCAGGATTGTTGAAGTCGAGCAACGGTTTCAGGCTGTGCCGCACTAGAAAGTCACAGTCCATGAACAAGGCATTGCCCCTAAAGTTGCAGAGCGCAGGCACAAGGAACCGGCTAAAACTAAACTCCGTGGATGAAAACGGGTCTGGTTCGCGCCAATACATCCCCATTTCCCGCAGGTCATCCAGTCGAAGTGCAACAACCTCTGCCTCCATGTGCTCAAGGATGGAGGCGCGTGCGACCTCAAACGCGATGTCCTCGCGGCTATCGTATCCGATGAAGATTTTCAAAACGGCAAATCCTCATCGTCGTTGAACTTCTCGGGATTCTGCTCTGCCATTGTCTTGGGACGCGCAGCCTGCTTCGGCTCAAACTTGAGCGACATAAAAGCATCGCCGGTCTTACTGCTGCGTTTAATCCACGCGCTGATGTTTAAGTCAATGTTGTCGATGACGGCAGAGCCACGGTAGTCGGGAGCCTTCTCATTGCCGCGCTTTTCGTTCTTGAACAAAACGCCACGGTTGTTGTTGTCATACTGCTTGTTCACAGGGTCACCTTTTCCAGTTTGTTGAGTTTGTCGTCCAACTCTTGCAGGAAAGTATTTACCTCCTGCTCAAGCATCTTGATGTAGTCGTCATCACGCAGAACGCGCACGACTAACAGTTGCAGCCGCTCGGGCAGGCGCGGGTCGTAGGACACGAAATCGCACCACGGCTTACCGGCACACGCCATTTGCCATTGCATCTGCGTCACATACTTCTGCGGCGGTTTGCCGTCGAAGATGTATTCCAGATGGGTAGCCGTGTTCGGGCATTTGATTTCTACCAAACCCTCCTCGGCCAACCCGTCAGGGCTGGCACCAGACATTGCAACAGTCGGATGGTCAATGAAGCCGACATCCTCGACCAGTATCCCGGTCTTGGCGGCGTAAGCGGCTTTGGCGTTCGGCTCCTGCTCTGTCCCCCATTCCATCGCGGCATTACTAAACGAGGATGCCTTCTGCCCGGTCAGCCGCTCCACCACAAGGTCAGCCATATAATTAGCGCGACCTGCGCCATAGCCGGTCTTGGTCTTGGCAATGACATCCGCAACGCGGGAGGCTGTGACCTTGCCAAGCCTTGCCGCAAACCAGTCGTCTGTACGCTGTTCCATTAGGCTAGTTCCTTCTTGCGTGCGCTGAACGCATCCATGTGCGTTGCGCGGATGGCGGGGTCAAGTGATTTGAACAAGGTAACGAGCGCAGCCGCGTCAGTCACAGACGCAATCTGCGCCAACACCTCGGGGCTAGGTTCGGCCTTTTCCGACTCTGGCAAGTCCTCGCCTGCGTAGATGTAAAGCCCAAGCCCGTGCATGGCGATGGCTTTAGCAAGACAACGCATCGTCGCGGTGTTCACGGCAAACGCATCGGGGTCAACGATGGCGCGGTTGCGGTTGTCCATGACGGGCAAAATGCAGGTCTTGATGTTGCCCTTGATTTCAACGCTAACCTTGACGATTGCCGTGCCGTTTCGCAGGTACATCACGGGGCTATCGTTCCACTCATGCGCCGTCCATTGTGCGCCGGGGTCAACCTTCAACACTTCAGCCCACGCCCATGCCCATGACAAATAAGACAGGTTGCCCTTTTTCTCAAGGTGTTCGTTGACATTGATTTTCAGAAGTTCCGACATTTCTTGCTCTCCTCAATCATTTGTTTAAGTTCGCGCCGCAGTTCGTTGTGGCGGTCGATGTCTGCCTGCGTCCAAGTAAAGATGACCGGCTCGGTGTAGTACCGGTGTTCCTCACACTCGCGTTGCTGTTGCCAGTCGTCCATTAGAAAGTCCTCACGGCAAGCCACACTAGGGCGGCAAACATGACAAACGAGAACAGGTACAAACCAACGGTTTTCATACTGATGCCCTCGCCATCTGTAGGGCTTGGAACATCAGCCGTTGGTTGGTTCTAGCGCAGGTAACAAACGCTGCACGGATGTCTGCGTGCGCTCTTGCGTGCTTCATCGCAAGGTCACGGGCTGCTCTGGATTCACCTGCTGCGATTGCCCAGCGGATTGTTGGGGGCAGGTGTTGGGGGATGGGTCGCATATCTGTTGCTCCGGTTGCCGGTCGTTTGTGACCGTGGAGCCATGATGCGCTTGCTGTTAACCGATGTCAACAGCCTCTTGCATTTATTTTTACCATCGTTA